CCCCGCGCAAAACGAGGCGTGCGACCAGACAGGTTTTTCGATTTTTGTGGAGGCAAAATGAAGACGGAATGGCGTTCCCGCATCGTCGGGCACGGCGTGGAAAATCCCGACCAGTTGCTGGCAAACCCAGCAAACTGGCGGATTCACCCGAAGAAACAGCAAGATGCTTTGGCTGGCGTGCTGTCCGAGGTTGGCTGGGTGCAATCCGTGATCGTGAATCAGCGCACGGGACATCTGATCGATGGGCATATGCGCGTTGCGTTGGCATTGCGAGACGATGCGAAGCAGATCCCTGTGGTCTATGTCGATCTTACCGAAGACGAAGAGGCGCTTGTGCTTGCCACGCTTGACCCATTGTCTGGGCTTGCAATTACTGACACCGAGAAATTGGACGAACTGCTGTCGGGCGTAAGCACGAACAGCGCAGACGTTCAAGCACTTCTGGAGCAACTTGGCGCACAGGCAATAAGCGGATTGGCGGATCAACAGAATTCAAACACCGATCCAGGCATCATTGCCGAGCGATACGAGGTCATCATTGAATGCGCGTCGGAGGACGAGCAGGCGGCGCTGCTGTTGAGACTCTCGTCCGAAGGTTTGAAGGTTCGGGCAATCGTCATATGACCACGATAAAACTCGAGACGGAGATCAAGCGCACGCCGCGCGTGATGCAATTGGAAGGCATCTTCGACCTACAGGCAGCCAGCATCAGTCGCACCGAGATTGCCAACAATATCCCAGACCTGACCGAGCGTCCGTGGAATGTTGGGCTGATCGTTGGTCCAAGCGGTGCAGGCAAGACCACCGTGGCGCGGCATATGTTCCAAAAAGAACTAACGAATGCCGAGCAGATCAACTGGCGCGCAGGCAATGCCGTCGTGGATGATTTCCCGCAGGATCTATCGATTCGCACGATCACCGAATTGCTGTCGAGCGTTGGCTTCTCGTCGCCGCCATCGTGGCTCCGACCGTTCAGCAATCTGTCCAACGGCGAGCAATTTCGCGTGAATATGGCGCGCGTGTTGGCAGACAATCAGGACATTGCCGTGGTTGACGAATTCACGTCGGTCATTGACCGTACCGTCGCGCAGATTGGATCAGCGGCAATCGCCAAGACCGTTCGCGCGCGTAAGCAAAAATTCGTTGCCGTCTCGTGTCATTACGACATCGAAGAGTGGTTGCAGCCAGATTGGATCTATCAACCGCATCTTGGCGAGTTTCATTGGAGGTCGCTTCGGCAACGCCCAGCAATCGACATTGAAATCATTTGGGCGAAATATGAGGCGTGGCACGCGTTCTCTAAGCATCACTATCTGAGCAACAACCTGCACAAAGCGGCACAGATCTATGTTGGGCTTGTGGATCAGCAACCAGCGGTGTTGACGGCAATTCTTCCGTTCCCGCATTCCGTCATCAAAAACGGACGACGAATCAGCCGCACCGTAGTGCTGCCCGACTATCAGGGCGTTGGCATCGGCAATAAATTTGTGGATGTGATCTGCTCTGGATTGAAGGCACAAGGTCTGCAAGTATTCACCACGACAAGCCATCCCGCTCGCGTTCGTGCGTTGAACAAAAGCCAAAATTGGGAATTGACGCGCAGCGGGCGAGTGCCAAAGATCGGCAAGACTTCAAGTATGTCCATCAATAATTCAACATCCCGAGCCAGAATCACCACGAGTTTCAAATACGCTGGCGATGCCAGCGCTGAGATCGCTGCGGTGCTCTGCCCGAGACCTGGAAAGTAGGGGTTATGGGTCAACGCGGACCAGCCTCAATGCCAACCCGTTTGAAGATCATTCGCGGGGAGACCAGACCTTCTCGCGTGAATTACGACGAGCCAATGCCTACGGCGCTGCATCTACAGGTGCCCGATGACCTTTCTGCCGACGCGCGGGAGATCTGGGTAGCCGTCGTGCAAGCAGTCCACCATACGGGAGTGCTAACATCTGCTGACGTAGACACGCTGCGGCTGTATTGTGAGGCGGTTGTGCGGTATCGATCGGCAGAGGATATGCTTGTCAAGACGGGACCGCTCATCAAGGGACGGAATGGCGAGTTTGTAAAAAACCCGCTGCACCAAATTGTTCGCGACAATGCGCTGCTGATGCGCGCTCTCGCTAGGGAGTTGGGTCTCACGCCAGCCGCACGAAGCGGATTGAGAGGAGATTTGGATGCCCAGGCGAATTCGGCGGGAGCGAAACTCGACGCGCTCATCTCAGCCGCCCGCCGCTCTCGATAGTCAAGGCGAACAGGTCGCCGCGTTCATCGAGAATTTCTGCCGTCTTACCAAAGGCGATGAGGCAGGCAAACAAATTACATTGCGCAAATGGCAGAAGGATCTGCTGACTGACCTGTACGAATTGGATGAAAACGGGTTGCGCAAACATCGGCGCGCGCTCATCGGGCTGCCTCGGAAGAACGGCAAATCGCTGATCGGTGCTGGCATCGCGCTCTTCGGTCTCGTGATCGACGAAGTTGGAGCAGAAGTCTATGCCGTGGCAGGCGATCGCGCGCAAGCGCGCATCGTGTTCCGTGAGGCGGCACGAATGGTAGAACTTGATCCAATTCTGAGCCAGCGTCTGCGCGTGATGCGCGACGTTATTGAAATGCCAAGCACTGGCTCTGTCTTCCGCGTTCTCTCAGCCGATGCGTCTCGAGCCGAAGGTTTGAATCCGAGCACTGTTGTGTTCGACGAAGTGCATATTCAACCCGATGATCGGTTGTGGAACACAATGAACCTCGGATCTGGTACGCGAAAGCAGCCGCTGATCGTTGGCATCACAACCGCAGGCAGTCGCACCGACAGTCGCGGACAAGACACCGTGTGCTACAAACTTTGGCAATACGGAATGCGACTCAAGGCAGGCGAGATCGCTGACCCGTCTTTCTTCTTTCGTTGGCACGGCGCAAGCGAGGGGCAAGATTACCGAGATTCAAAAATCTGGGCGATTGCCAATCCAGCGTTTGGAGATTTCTTGCACGAGTCAGATTTTGAATCTGCTGTGTTGAGCATCCCCGAGGCAGAGTTCCGCACGAAGCGCCTAAATCAATGGGTCACCGCAGCCACAGGTTGGTTGCCAGGTGGTGCGTGGGATCGGCTCGCAGGTGAGAGGAAGATTGCCGACGGCGAAGAGATCGTCATTGGATTCGACGGATCATTCAGCGGCGACTGCACAGCGATGGTCGCCTGTACGCTCGATGGGTTTGTGCAACCGCTCGCGTTGTGGGAGCGTCCGATGGACGACCCGCATTGGCAGGTCCCGATGGATGATGTTGAGGCACGGATGTATGATCTGTGCAAGAAATATCAAGTTCGCGAGATCAGCGCCGACCCTTACCGTTGGGCGCGAACCCTGCAGAAGTGGGAAACGGACGGCTTACCAGTCGTGTTGTATCCACAAAGTCCAGCGCGTATGGTGCCCGCGTGTGCCGCCTTCTACGAGGCGGTCACGCAGGAGACGCTGACGCACGATGGCGACGGCGCGATGAGCCGTCATCTGGACAACTGTTCCGTGAAGATTGACCGTTTCGGTCCACGCATTGTCAAAGAGCACCGAGGCTCTCCGCGAAAGATCGACCTCGCCGTGTGTGCGGTGATGGCGTATGATCGTGCTAGATTCCACGCACAGGCACCATCGGCACCTAAAGCAGCGGAGTTCATTACCTTATGAAATCAACCATCCTAGAGTTGGCGGGCGTCGCCACGATCATCGTCGGGCTTGCGCTCATTGAGCCGCTGAGCCTGATTGTGTTTGTGGGCATCGTGCTCGTTTCTCTCGGCTACACCCGAGGAGTAAATAAGTGAGCATTCTTCGCCGCGTCTTCAATTCAACAGAACAGCGATCACTGGTCTTGCAGAATCTAACGCCATTGGCGTTCGATAAGGTTCCGTTCCTCGGCAGCCGAGAGGTTGATCAGAAGGCGGCACTTGGTTTGAGCGCGGCGTATGCCAGCGTTCGGTTGTTGGCAGATGTGGTGTCGTCATTCCCGATTGACGCGTATAGGCGAGATGCTGGCGTTCGCCGACCGTATCGTCCAGCGGGCGCGAAGCCATCGTGGATGCTTACGCCGATCCCTGATGAGCCAACCTATACGATCAATCAGTTGATCAGCGAGACCGTGGTATCGCTTTACACCGACGGCAACGCCTTTTTGTACGCGCCACGCGATGAGCGCGGCGAAGTGCTCGAGGTGCGCGTCATTGATCCGCGCCGCGTGGAAATCTATCGCGAGGGTCGCGAGGTCAAATATCGTGTGCATCAGGGCGCAAATGAGCCGACGATGGTTTACGGACAGGAAACCATTCTGCATATCCCATTGATTGCAATGCCAGGAGAACTTCGCGGCATCAATCCAATTCACCAATTGCGCGTGTCGCTCGCGCTCGGTCTAACGCTCGAGGATTACGCAGCAAATTTCTTCCGCACAGGCAGCACGCCAACGGGCATCATCGAGGTGCCGAGCGACCTGACAAAAGAGCAGGGAGAATCGCTGAAGGCAGGGTGGGCACGTCATCACAGCGGGCAGAACATTCACACGCCAGGCGTGTTGACGGGCGGCGCTACTTTCAAGCCGTTGACGTTCCGCCCAGAGGACGCACAACTTCTTGCCTCACGTCAATTCACGACTGAAGAGATTGCGCGTATCTTCCGCATCCCGCCAAATCTCTTGCAGGTCACTACGCCAGGTGCGATGTCCTACAACAGCGTGGAGCAACAGAACCTAGCCTTCGTGCAGTACACACTTCGTCCGCTGGTGGAGATGATTGAGCGACCGCTCAGCACACTGATCCTTCTGCCAGACGCGTTCGTGAAGTTCTCAATGGACTCGATCCTGCGCGGCACGACTAAAGATCGCTATGACACCTACCGCGTGGGTTTGCAGGAGGGTTGGCTCAATGTCAACGATATTCGCAAATTCGAGGACTTCAGCCCAATCGAATCTGGAGATTCGTATCGAATGCCGCTGAATGAAGCAGATGCCGAGACCGCGATGCTCTCCACGAAGGTGGATATCGTGGCAAAACTCGTGCAGGCTGGTTTCTCTCCTTCCGATGCAGCACGACTTGTTGGCATCCGGGTCGCCCATACGGGCGCAGCGCCAGTCACCGTACAGCCGACAGGAGATCTAGGATGACTTTTCGCGCAGTTGAAATCACAATCGGCACAGCAGCCGTAGCGATCGCA